AGTGGTGAACTGCTCGTTGTCGTCCTGAACTTGCAGGGCGGCACCGTCAGTGACCAAAGCGCGGTCGGGCAGACGGATACGCAGTGTGGAGCCGATCTTGGCGCCTTGTACAGCAAAGCTGTCGTCGTATTGGCGGTTCACGTTGCGCGTGAGCACCAAGTTGTTTTCGAGAATCTCAAGCGCCTTGCGCGTGATCATGTCGATGGTTAGGATTGAGTTAGCCACAATAAAGTCCTTTATAAAAAATTAGCGGTTTTGTGCTTCCCACTTCTTACGTTGCCTTGCACGTTCAGCTTCAATCCACTGCGAATCCGTCATAGTCTTGGTAGACCGTGGGTCCGTAGTGTCAAAAGCTGGCCCTCCAGAAGAGCGTGCTGTGACTGGCGTAATCGGCGCTGGCGCAGATGTTGTTTTCTTCACAGGAGGATCAGCGGCCAATTTGGCCTCTATCTTCCCAATTTCCTTAGCTTGGCTGAGTGGCGTCAGACGGGCAATACGATCTGCATCTTTGGGGTTTGAACCGAGGTAGTAAGCTAACTCAGGTCCAATGTCCGAAGACTGGATTGTCTCAGCCATCACGGTTGTGATACTCAACTTGGGGTTGTACGCAACTTGTTCAAAGTCGGTGTATTTGTCCCGCGCTGCTTCTTCACGCTCCTGATAGCTTTCAAGAACTTGCGACTGCTGTTTAGCAGCCTCACGCCTGGCAATGATTTCTTCAGCCTTTTGCAAGACCATCGCGTCGGGGTTAGTCTCTGCGGAATAATCATCAACTGGCGCCCTCAACACCTGCGTTTCCGCTTGGCGTTGCGCTTGATCTCGTTCCCACTTCCGTTGCTCTCTTGCGAGGCGTTTACCAATTGCGGCGTCAAGTTCCTCTTGCGAGAACGTCTTGGGAGCCTCAACTTCCGGCGTTTCTACTACAGGTTCTGGATTTGCCGCCGTAGCTTCCAGTTCTGGCACGGGTGTAACCGCTAGGTTTTCGACTTCATCAGTCATTTGTCTGAATCCTTGGATTCCCTGGTGAACGCACCAGTACGTTTTTTCAGCATTATGCCTTAAATATGGTTTAGATTTCGCTGCTAAGATAGCCTGCGGTGACTTGTATGTCAAACGGCCCCGCAGAGGTTGCGGTTCCAGAAAAAGTGCAGCCCGACGAGGTGAAGTTGCTAAGAGCCGGAGTCCCAGTAATGTTGGTTGCCGAGTAAGCCGCGCCAGTCAAGACAGGCGCTATGCGCATGGTTGGGAAAGTAGTTGACGTGATAACACTTTGAGCCGCAGCTACATAACCTGCATATCGCGTTAGCGGTGCTGGGCGTGAATAAAACTGACACAACGCCAATTCCATCCCATAAGGCCGTTGCTCATATGTGGTTGCAACGGGACCGATTTCAAATTGCCAGTCCGAAGTAAAATACGTTTTTGAAGTAACAGTATTAGCTACTGTATCAATTGCAGTTAACATTATTCCGTTAGTAGCATCAGAAGCGCCAAGCGTGGTGGTGAAGGTAAATGAAGTGGTTACGCCTGTTGGAACGCTGACCGTAGTTGATGCAATTGTTGTTGTTGATGTAAAATTATCAAGAGCCGTTGGCTTTTGAATAATAATGCTAAAAGTGCGAGAGCCGCCAGTATCTTGGTACAACTTGCCTGAGAATGTGACAGTTTTGCTGTTCATGTCTTTAACATTCCAAGACTCAATACGTTGCGCCAACTGTGCTGCGCCGTTTGTCCACGAACCAACAATACCCCAACCGTAATTACTATTTGCTCCGGCTAAAGTGAGTGATGTAATATTTCCAGATATTCCAGTTGCTGACCCAGCAATGCTTGCCATCATTCGGTCGGGGCCATATAAAAGATTGCCTGTTACAGCAACATTTCCTCGTTGACTAATCCAACCTTGCCCGTTAATAACTCGATTCCGCAGTCCTGCAAGTTGACCGCCGTTAACGGATTGAATATTAGCCAAGCTAGTAATGTCAGCGTTAGCCCCCTTTAACGCAAACGTAGCATCCGCAGCATCCAAAGTCCGCAACCTAGCCTGAACCGTAGTTGCTGGGCCTGTTAATGGGAGATAGCCTATAAGTGCAGACCCGCCGCTTGCAGCAAGCGTTGTATAAACGTCATTAACACCAGACAAATTATCGTAAGTGCCAAGGGTAGTGCCAGTAGATGTCTTTAAAACGAACTTGTATGACTGACCCGCAGTTAGCCATACGTCACTACTGGTGCGCCCCGCCGAATTTAAGACAATTGGATTGGCGTTGGGTGTTGCGCCGCTAGAACTGGTGTACGTTGCTTGTGGGGTAGTTGTTCCAGCAGCATAGGTATACAACAGGCCGCCAGACAATATAACACCGTTATTGTCAAAGAATTGCCAGCCAGCACCGGCAAGCGGGGAAAGATTGACGGCCATAATTTAACCTTACATGTAGTAGCTGATGTTTAGTTTAGCGCCTGCAACCTGCTCAATGAACTTGATGTTGGTCAGGTCACCATCGTATTGCAACGGGATGCCAACGGCCAAGGGCATACCAACAGACGCCGTAGGCGCTGTTAGGTCATCGCGCCAGCGCACTGCCTGGCCTTCAGCAATAATCAAGGCAAACACCGGTTTAGCGTTTTGACCGTTTGGAGTTCTTTGAGGAACCGTCAAATTAGCTGCGCTAGACAGGCTGGTGATTTGCTGGTAACCCATGCAGGTCGTTACAGCTTTCAGATTCATGGACATAATTAAAATCTCCGAGGTTGAGTAAATGAGCGCAGACGCATTGTAATTTCATCGCTGTCAGCAGGGGTAGGAAAGAAAATCCAGCCTGTGTTGTTGCCTGCATCTACGTTTGTTGGGCCAGCAGCATAAAAAGTCGCCCCGCCTGTAGCGTTGCTGTCTTGGATTGTGAGATAGCTTACCGAGTTGGTGCCGCTTGCATCGCTGATGGTTGCTTGTGTCCCTGGAGTTTGAGATTTTAAAAACTTTTGATTCGTGCCGCTAGTAACAAACGATCCAACAGTAAAAGGAAAACCCGTAGCAATCTTTAAAGTTCCATTTGTTAATGTTACTGCCCCGTTAACAGTAGGACCATTATCTATATCCCATTCTCCACCAATACCGTCAAAAATAATTGGATTGTTAACTACAGCGGTTGAATCAAAATTATTACCGCTAGTTGTTGATTTAAAACTCCACGCATTTGCCCCGCCTGGTATTGTCCCACCACCAGAAAACGAAAAATTTGCATATATTATTGGCGATACGTTAGCAGAAAGGTTTCCCGTAAAACCACCAAAACCAAGTGCTAAATCTAAAAAAACACTGTTAGAAGTTCCAAAATTTATAGTGTCTGAACCATTGTAAACATAAACATTTACCGCATTGGCTTGTGTTCCTCCAGAAGAAACAAGCCCCGTAAGTACGCTACGAACAAATGAAGTAGGCGCACCAGATAAAATAACCTGCTTACTAGTTCCCGTAACAGTAAAATTAGTTGAATTGGAAGTATTAAAAACTGTAACGTCAGCAGTAGCTGATGCTGAAGTAAGAAATATAACGCCGGTATTAAAAAACGCTAAGGTTCGTGCGTTTGCGTTACTTGAGCTAAATATACCAGTAGTTAGCGAATTATCGTTTAAATCCAACGTGCCGTTGGTCAGCGTGCAAGTGCGAGTAGCGCCAGAAGTCAGTGAGTCCTGAAGCTGCCAAGTGCCTCCTACACCGTTAAAGGTGAATGGGCGGTCAAACACAACAGCAGCCGTGGTTATGGTTTTTGTACCTGATGTGGCAGAAAACGTAACCCCGTTGTTAGTGGAAGTTTGTGTCATGTTTGTTGAGGCTTTAAAATCGCCATAAACCGTAGGAGAATTGCCTCCTAACGCTCCACCATATCCTGTAGGATTTGTACCGTCAGTAAAATCCAAATCGCGATAAGACCCAGTACCCAATGTTAATGCGCCAGTGCTTCCGGTAATTCTAAAAGAAATACTGTTGGCTTCTGTTACCGCGCCTGGGCTGATTGTCCTAGCTGTTGCGCTGGGAATGGTTTCAGTCAAGATAACCTGCGGTGTTCCATTACCAGTAACCGTCATAGACGTAGAACCAACAAATACCGTGCCGGTACTGTTTAGCGTAACGGTATTAGTGCCAAACGCAAACGTACCCGCAAAACTTGTGGTAGGTGCAAAAGACAGAGATTGAACAGTTGGGTTAATGTCAAGCGTAGCTGTTCCAGTACCAGAATTTCCATCATATCTTGCGCTGTCAAGAATTCCAGGCACAGACGCTCCAGCCGCCCCACCAGAACTAGTAGACCAGTTTTGGGTGTCACTCCAATTTCCAGTGCCGCCCGTAGTTCCTGTTGTAACCCAAAATCTGTTTGCCATAGTTACTCCTCAATAGGTTCGTCAACCACAGGCGGTGGGTTGTCAACGAAATCCTTCCACTTGTCGTACCGAGCCTGCTTCATTGCCTCAATCTCAGCGTCAGTCAGGCCGTGGTCGTCAGCCAGGTGCAACGTATCAGCGAAATGATTGATGGTGAAGTTAATTTTTATCATGCTAAGAACCGGAGTTTGTACAGGGTGCGGAGATAAATTTCAATGATGTTGTCAATCAACTGCTGCAAGGACGAGTCAGATTCTTCGCAGATTTCGTACCTGCCAGCTTCAATTTGCTTCAAAGAATCTTCCAAGAACTCAATAACGTTGCTTGTTTTCTTTGCCGATTGTAAGGTGATTGGCCCCAATAAGCCATGCCGTCCTTGGTAGGCTTCAGCAAAGTCATCAGCCGCGCCAATAATGCGGTCGTAGAAGATGTTTAGGGCTACGTGTTTGGAGTAGCTGCGGGTGTTCAAATGCACCGAATGGGTGACATCCCGAGCCAAGAACAGCAGTCCTACAAAGTCACAAGCTTTAAGAGCCATGATTAACAAACTCCCCATGGTATTTGTTGCGGGCTTCTATGGCTACTAAATCGGCCAAATCAAAATCATCAAAATAGCCTAGATTATGCCTAACTTTGTTCGCAGTAACAACTACAAACCAACGTTTAGTTGGCTTAAACCAATAGACATTTTTAGCGCCAGAAGTATTGTCTAAGCGAAAACCGACATTTTGTTGGTTTTTACGATTTGCAACCCGTAAATTTTCAATGCAATTGTTTAATTTATTTGTGTCTTTGTGATCTATCTCATTTGGCATTTCACCATAATGCATAAGCCAAATTACTCGATGAATTGGATAAACTTTACGTTTATACATCAATCGACGATAACCGGTTGAGCAAATATAACCAACTTCATCCCCCGCATAAACACTGCAAGATGGTCTTACCCGCCAAAACAATTTTCCATTTTTGTACTCAAATAAAGCTAACGCTTCGGTTTGTGTCATTGTGGCATCCCCATTTCTTGTGGCATTTCCATTTCGCGCATTTCTGGCGATCCAGAAATAATGTCTCCCGAATCCATTGCTGCATGGAGCGTGCCCATCACGATGTCCTGAATCTGCTCTGGCGACATACCAGCTTGCACGGCAGAGATACGCTGCGTTTCAGCAGCATAAGCCTTGATTTCTGCCTCGTAGTCCTTGCGCTTCATGTCCTGCGCTTCCATAGACTTGGACACATCTTGAAGCATATTGAACATCTGCTCCATCTCAGCGCCCATCGCCTGGATTTGCTGCTGCGCTGCGGCCAGTGCGGGGTTGTCTTCGCCGTCGCCCATGAGTTTGGGGTCAATGGTCTTGGCAAAGCGTTTGGACATCTCTTGAGCGCCAGGCCAGTCCATGTTCTTGACAAACAGGTCACCGGCCACGGTCCAAAGCTGCGGGTTGCCCTGCAACAGTTGGGCCATAGCCTCCAGAGCCTCTTGGCGCTTGGTAGCGTAGCCTGGGCCGGTGGTCGCCACCACGTCGTACTTGCCAACGCCAGGGTTGTAGATCTTCTCGATGACGATGCCTTGTTCGTCCACGATCTTGTTGACCGGCTGCGGCTGGTCAGGGTTGATCTTGACCATTTTCGTCTCGCCGTCCTCACCGATGATTCGAGCAATGCGCTGCGTGTCGTAAATCTTGGGGATCATGTCCACCAACTGGCGTGCAATGTGCCGTACACCACGGGCCAGATTGTCGCCGTAGTGGTAAGTCCCGACATCGCCCTCACGCTGACGCGCAAGAATCGCTTTTCCGGAGCGTTCGTTGGAACCCATGCCCAAAGATGCGTTGTATTGGCCTGTCGTCGATTTGATGTCTTCAGCCGCCCCCGCCTTGGCCTGTAATAGGCCGCTGGAGGCCATTGGAGGCTGGGCACGCTGGGGTAGTGGCAGAGTTGCGCCTTGGCCGTCTGTAACGTCAGGATTAACCTCTAAATACGGCCAGTTTTGGGTGTTGGCGGTCTTCCACTTGTCTTCGTAACCTTCAAATTGCCCACCGTAGCCGATAAACGGAGCCTTGGGGGCCAAGGCCAGCATCTCTGCCTCTTGGGAAACCCAATAGTTGTACATCCGTTGGGCGTCCTTGGCGTTACGCACCAGCCCACTGACGTACAGACGGCCATCTACCTCAAATTCATTGCCGACAATCCGAATAACGGGTATCCACTTGCCCACCCACTCGTTCTTTTTAAGGATTTCGTAGCCATTGATCTTGCAATACTTGACCCGTGGGCGGTCAGACTCACGGGACTTGATTGGCTTGCCGTAAAACGCCTTTAATTGCTTGTCTTCTGGCGTCCCAGCAAAGGCCGTGGCGTTGCCAGGGTACAAATTCAGTGTGGCTTTGTCGTAGTCAATGTAATAGTAGTCAGCAACCCGAATCGTGTCCTCATTCAACCAGTTGGAAATCGACTGGTCGCCCACACCAAGGGATTGCAGGGTGCTAATAGGCGCTGCATCAGGGTACAGGCGGGTATATTCTTCTCGCGTCAGGTCTTCCGTGACAAAACAATACTTGGCGTCTGCGCCGGTAGGGTCTTGCATGGTCGGGTCCATGTAGACCGAGAACGAATTGCGAATCCGGCCAATCTTGATGTCCTGATCAAACGTGTTGTCGTCGCAATACTCGGTTAGCAGCCGGATGTAGCCTTCGCCGTAGGCCACCTGGTTCTCGCAGGCGGTGTCGTAGGCTACGTCGGCGTCGCTCATGTACTCAATGTGCCGAATCATGCCGTTGAAAATCTCGGCAATCTCCACGTCGGCGTCGCTGTCCACGGGGATGACCTTGGCGCCAGGGCGATTCTGCCGCTGGTCGTTGGTGACTTGGCGAACGTGCTGCGGCAGCTTGTTGATCGTCAGCGTAGGCCGCGCATTGATGGTCTGGCCTTGCACCGCGCCACGGGTAGCCAGCACGTCGGCAGGCCACTGCCAGCAGTTGTCCGGTGAACCAGCGTAGAACTTCAAGTCGTCATTTTCATCCTCACGCGACTCGGACGTGGCCGACACCGCCAAGTCAAGCCGTGAACGGGCCGTAGCAAGAATTTCGGAGTCGCTGTCCTTTGCCCCGCCGCCATTGGCGACATTAGCTACAGCAACCATGCCCGTTTGATCAGCCATTTTTACCTTTCGGGGTGGGCTTTGCAGCTTGGCGCTTAACCGAGTAGGCAATCGCCACGGCCTGTTTCACCGGTTTGCCGCTGGCTACTTCAGCCTTCACATTAGCACGGAAGGCTTTAGGGGATGATGACTTGACCAATGGCATTGCTACTTCTTCTTAGCCGTCTTGGCCGAATCTTTGAAGTCCTTGGCAGAAGGCGCTGCCTTGCTGCCGACCTTGTTCATCTTCTCGCCAGAGCCAGCCTTGATGCGCGCTTGTTTGGCGTGAATGTTTGCGTATAGACCAGGTTTTGTAGCCATGATTAACACTTCCATCGTTTAAGGGCTGCTTTGGCGCGTTCGCCGTCTTTGGCGTTGGCTGCTACTGCGCCCATTCTTGCACAAAATGAATCCTTGCGGCCCTGATCTGCCTTGGTCTTAGGGCTAGGGGCTGGAGCCTTGAGATTACTGCCGGTAGCTGCGTTGTACTTTTCCCGACCTTTGGCAGTCAGTCCGGCGCCTTGGCTTACCGGCAATTTCTCGCCGCGCCCGACAGATAATGATACTTTCTTCATGATCCCATCCATCCAGTTGAAACTGCACCACGATCATAAGTCCGTAGTGTACGGGTTTTCTCAACGTGATCCCTGTGCGCCACAGGAAATGCAAAAGTCACACATATTGCGTCGGCCGCATCAGGAGACGCCAAGCCTCGCGCTTTCATTTCCTTCTTGCTCTCCAAGAATATGGTTCCACGTGAATCCGGCTTCATCATGGGTGAAATCAAATCTGTTTTCAAGAACCGGTCGTTTGGAATGCTTGCCGTCTTGAGCCAATCCCGCATATCACCCCACATCTGGGCACGCATATTTCCGTACATTATAGGGTTCTTGGCCTTGTTGCCAAAGTTTATCCCTTTGATCTTATACCGCTGCTCTTTGAGCCTGTCAACAATCCCAGCCCCCAGCCCGCCTTCGTCGATCACCACCAGCGTTGGCTTGTATTCCTCTATCGCCTCAATCACGTGTCCCACCACCGTCATGGTGTCGTCCCCACGGTGGCGCATGATCTTTACGATGTCCCGCCCCTGCCGCACGGCGATCACCGTAGCATCCGCACCAAATCGGGCTGGGTCTACGCCGATCACTATTGGCGCGCTTTGGTCCTTGTACCTCTCCCGCTTCATCGCGTCATCTACGATGCTGGCGCTGATAAACTGATCATCCCCCGCGCTGGGGAACATCCCGTACACCTCGACGTGCGCTTGGCTGCTGTCTGCGCCGTACTCCTGAATAATCCTCTCATATACCTGCTTGTCCGTCCCCTCGACCGTGCGCGCGTCCACCACCTTAGATTTCCAGAACTCGCGCTTGCTGTTGAACGCCTCGTAGAAGTACCCTGTGTTGCGCCGTGGGTTGCTGAACGCCAGCCAAAAGCGATTGGGCGTGTTCTCCGTAAAGAATCCCGCCGTCACCGCCCAGATATTGTCGTCAATACCGCTGGCCTCGTCGAATATCACCAGCACCCCGTCAAAGTTGTGTACACCCGCGTATGCGTCAGGGTTTTCGGCCGACCACAGCCGCCCCTCAACGCCCCAGTACCTGGTGCCCTTCTTCAAGTCGCGTTCGACCAGTTCGGTCAACCACTTAGCGGGCATCACCCGAGTGGCGCTCACTTCAAACCAGTGGCTGTTAATCGCCATCGCCAGCCACTTGGTAATCTCAGCCCATGTGATTGACCGTAGCTGGCTCTCCGAGTTAGCCGAGATTATGGTCGTCGAGCCTATCCGCGTAGCCAGCATCCAGATTGTCAGCCATGAGACAAGAGCCGACTTGCCAATACCCCGCCCAGACGACACCGCCTCTTGCAATACCGCAAAGTCAACTTGCCCTTTGTTTGCGCTAATGTGATCCGCAATGTCTTGCAGCACCTCCCGCTGCCACTTGCGCGGTCCGCTGAAGTTCTCCAGCGGCGTGCCCTTGACGCCCCACGGGAATACCAACGCCACGAACGCCAGCGGGTTGTCCTTGATCTGCGGCGACCAAAGTCGGGCCATCAGCCCCTGTTCGTCTTCAGCGCTGTATTTGGTTGACTGCATCTACCACCTCTATAACTCGCAGTTCGGCTTCAGCCAGCGCCTGCGTGATCGATATGCGCTGGTCAATATCCACCGAGATGGACTGCTTGGCAACCCAGCCGTGCTGATGCTTGAGTATTTCTAACGCTGCTTTAGCGTCGCCCTCTCGGGCGGCTTTGTGCAGTAGGTCAGCCATCTCGCGCTCACCATCTGCTTTGCCTTTGATTGCGGCCATCTCGGCCAGTGCGTCAAACTGGCACAGGTGCCGGTACTCAGCAGGCAGCATCCCAGATGCCAGGGCCAGCGTGTCGCCTTTGAGGCCTAGCTTGGCAGCGTCGTATATCGCCTGCAAACGCGATTCAGTCGCTTTGACGTTTCGGACAGTGAGCGGCAGTGATTTGAACATTGTGCTGCAAGTTTATATTAAAAAAATTTGTTCGTGAAGGCTACGTAACCGCTGGCCCTTTCGCTCGGCCCTCCCCCCCTCCCCTCTGGCGCTTGGCACCTAGCCACCAGCACCCTGGCGCACGCCAGTCGCCACCTGGCACGTTGGCATTGTTGGCTATGCCAACCGGCTCGGGGCGCTCGCGTTATCCCATGCACGCGCAGCGTTGGCATTGTTGGCAGTGCCAACACGGGCGCATGGCTCGCGTCCAATAGCGTTGGCAGTGTTGGCAGCAACCATGCGAGCCATGCGCTTGCGTGTTGGCAGTGTTGGCATGGCCTATGTGGGCGCATGGCTTGCGTGAGGGGTTTTTATGCGCGAAACATGGGGGTTTTGGGCTTGTAGGTCATGTAGGCCATTTTTTCGCGAATTTTATTTGCGCTACCCCATATTGCTATCATATTGATAGCATGATAATGTTAAATTTTAAGTTAAGCAAAAACAATGACAATATAGCCAACATCCCCTCCCACCATTGGAGAGACGCATGGTGTAGGCCATGCCAACAATGCGCCGCAATAGGCGCCGAAAAATGACCTTTTTACTGTCCCCAAAGTGACAGACAGACATAGACACTTGTAAGACAATCCCTTACGTGCCAACAATTGGCACGCAAACTGGGAATTGTCCCGGCTAAAGTAAAGGCAAAACATGGCTAAAGTACACTTAACCCTAAAATCAGCCAATGCTAAAACGGGGCCGATACCCGTTAGCACTAGCGAAAAGGCATCCTGCCCTACTGATTGCGCCATGCGCGCGGAATGCTACGCGGCCACCGGTCCGCTGGCGCTGCACTGGACGGCCGTATCCAATGGCGCGCGCGGTACGGATTGGGTGACGTTTACGCAATCGATCGCAGCGCTGCCCGATGGCCAATTGTGGCGCCACAATCAAGCCGGAGATCTCCCGCAAGTAGACGGGACTATCGACGCGGCCGCACTGGGCCAACTGGTCGCAGCTAACATGGGCAAACGCGGGTTTACGTACAGCCACCACCGCGACGCGCAGTCGATTAATTGGATCCGCCATGCAAACCAGTGGGGGTTTACCGTCAATTTATCAGCTAACGATTTAGCCGATGCTGACCGTCTCGCCGATCAAAATGCCGGTC